AACCTTCTCCGTTAGTTTCCCATATCTCAGGTCGCCCCTGACTTTGGTATGCGGCATATACTTGGTCTTTCATATTACGTATGTCTTTGATTAGCTTTAACATTGAGTCAAATGCACCAGGATGTGCTTTAATCATTGCAATAATATGTTCTTGTTTTTTAGTACTAATACCTTTCTTAGCCATCCAGTTTATAAATGTATCGCCGGTAATGCTATTGAAGCTTTGCTCATTGTTGGCATGTAAATTACTCATGGCATTAAAGAAAGGATAAAACACTCCATTCTTATCTGGATCAGGCAAGCTGGCAATAAATGCGTCAAGGTTAGCGCCAACACCATCAACTTCGTTGATGACTTCGTCTATCAAATTATCAATCTGCGTAGTATCTTGTCCGCTACCGCCCTTTGTGTAAACTGGACCTTGGACAACAAGCCCTGCAGTTTGATTAAACATATCGAAGTCGTCTAGTGGTGTTTGTGTTCTGTCAGGAGCGCCAAATGTATCAAACATAGCATGTCCCACAACCATGACCTTAGCACTATTAATACGAGTCCCTAACTCGCCAGCTTTATCAACATAGTATCTTGTATTGCTTTTTGGATTAGGAGCAAATGTCCAGACTCCTTAGGAATATCCTTCCATTTTAATTAGCTCTTTGTTCAAAGCTGGATCAACACCAAACAAACTATCTGCATATACAAAACCAACAAAGTCTTTAGGAGTTGCCGCATCGAACAACGGATATAGGCCAGCAAAGTTGTTAGCAAAGCCTTGCCTTTGTTTTTGATCTTCGGGAGTTTTTGCCTTACCGCTCTGGTTAGCAATGAAATCGTATACTGCTTCTTTACTGTCGCCTTTAACTCCACGCGACCACTGATTATGCCCTGCTAGTATTAACGGACCATTAGCAACTTCTCTACCCCAATATATCTGAGGGTTACCGTCCCACTTGCCTCTAACGGTAGTAGCACCTTCTTCTTCAGTGGCAATTTCTTTAAAATGATTTAATGCTTCTATTGTGCCGTTACTGCCTTTAAAGAATACCAAATGTTCTGGGTGATTAAACGGACGTCCATATTTTTCCATGCTGTCATCAACAGGAGCAGTCGCTTCACGAAGGAACAATTCTCTTAGTAACACAATTAATCCTTGTACTTTCCATCATCGTGATGGCTTTTAAATTCTTCAACCATCTTTTTACAAACTTCTCTTAATTGTTTATCGTCTATGGATTCTGGAAGCTCTCGGATTGGAAATCGCTCAATGTAGTTTTTGTAGCCTTCTCGCACAGCATCTTGGAAAATGCTAGGAGCAATATCTCTATTTTGCTTAACGCTGGATATGCATTTACTGATACTTGGGTAAACGTGACGTCGATACGTATCATCGTCATTATTCATGAAGAATACCAAATCCTCCGTTAAATCGTAGTCAATCTCGCGACTGCCTTCTTTATCTTTAACAAAGTCTGAATCATCAAACTTTTTAGCTTCTAATAGTTCGTTAATGCGCATTTTTTAGCCCGTTCTTTATAGTCGCACCTAAGCTGTGCGGATAGTGTATTTATCGTAAACGGGATTTTAAGATTACGCTTTGATTATGCGTTCTACTTTGTTTATAGAGCCGCCCAAGTGCATTTTAGCCATTAAGAGATTATTATCACCTGTTAAGTAGAAATATGCACCACCCCAACTCCTATGTTTGCTTAATTCTTTCTTAACGCTCTTAGTTAACTTTAACTTTGCATTACCTTCTGCCCACTGTATAAATGCACTATGTTCTTGTATTGTTTTACCTATAGTAACTTTATAATCAAAGTTTATCTTAGGCATTATGATCGTATTTTCTTGTAGTGCTGTTGACACTGGTGGCAACGACACATATTTTACATTATATGGACTAAGTTTAGTTAATGCAGTTATATTTGATTTAGTGTTAGTGTAAATGCTAACCCAGGGAGATTCTACCCTAAGTTCAATGTCTGTTAATTTTGATAATAGATGTTGTAATTTAAATGCATAGTCTAACTCTTCTTGCGTTTTAATTCCAGATCCGTAAGATCTATAGTAAGGATTCCCCTTCATTTCACCTGTAGTAATGTCAATCTTTTTAAGTTGAGTTAACGTGTCGTCCCAGTTGCCTGATCTAAACCAACCAGAACCGGCACATATCAACACAATTTTGTACTGATATATGCCATGGAATAATTTCTTAGTTATCTTGTACAACATCTTCTGTGATAGCATTAACTGAAAGTAATGGTACTTTATTAGATATTTTTGATTTAGCAATCAACTGTAATTGATCATTATCAACACTGATAGTTAACCATCCACCGCTTTTCAAATCACCAAACAACATCATCTTAGCAAGGCTACGTTTAATTTCCTTGTCAATCACACGTTGTAACGGTCGAGCACCCATCTTAGGATCAAAGCCTTTGTCAATTAACCATTCAGTGGCTTCTTTATTGATCTTAATACGAATACCCTTGTCTTTAACTTGTTCACGCAATTCGTCGATAAATTTAACAACAATTTTAGTCATTGTTTCTCTAGTCAACTTGGTAAATGTCATGATACCATCTAAGCGATTACGGAACTCAGGTGTTAAAAATTTCTTCAAGTCTGCATCTGAATAATCTTTTTCTTGTGCGCCAAAGCCAATTTGATTCTTTTCAGCGGCTTGTGCGCCAGCATTAGTGGTAAGGATAAGAACAATTTGTCTACAGTCTGCTTGCTTTCCGTTTGAACCAGTAATGAATCCGTTATCCATAACTTGTAACAATACGGTTGCAACGTCTGGATGTGCTTTTTCAATTTCGTCTAACAACAAAACTGCATTTGGATTTTCTTGGATCTGTGTAATCAACAACCCAGCATTTTCTTCAAAGCCAACATATCCCGGAGGACTACCAATTAGCTTAGAGATGCTGTGTTTCTCTTGATACTCTGACATATCAAATCGTAGTAGCTTAACTCCAAGATGTTTAGCAAGCGATTTAGCAGTTTCAGTCTTACCTGTACCAGTTGGACCCATAAACACAAAACTACCAATTGGCTTGTTTTCAGATTTTAGTCCGGCTTGCGATACCATGATCTTATCTACAATCTCAGTAATTGCAACTTCTTGTCCGTAAACATCGGACGCAATTTTTTCTTGTAGTGTGCTTAGATTATAGCTTTCTGTTTCTGCAATAACTTCTTCGGGCATCTGGACCACACGACTTAATTCGTATTGGATTTCGTGTTCTGTAATAACTCGATCATCTGCAAGTTTTAAATTAAATCTTGAACAAGCTAAATCGATTAGGTCAATAGCTTTATCTGGCAACTTCTTATCTGCTTGATACTTAACACTCAACTTTATAGCCGCTTGTAGTGCATCATCTTTAATTTTAACTTTGTGGAATTCTTCGTAGTATTTTTTAATACCTTTAAGAATTTGTAATGTTACTTCTTGTGTTGGCTCGTCAACTGTGATACGTTGGAACCTGCGCATAAGCGCACGATCCTTTTCAAAATGCTTGCGATATTCTTCCCATGTAGTTGACGCTACAACTTTAATATTACCTTTGCTCAATGCAGGCTTCATCATGTTAGCCAAGTCATTTGCACTATTACTTGCGCTACCGGCACCGCTAATCATGTGTGCTTCGTCAATGAACAGAATAGTTTTGCCTTTCTTGGCAAGACCTTTTAAGACCATTTTAAAACGTTCTTCAAAGTCTCCGCGATACTTACTTCCGGCTAACATAGCACTAATGTCCAAGTTAAAAACTGTATAGTCTTTTAGAAAGTCCGGTACAGCACCCTTAACGATATTATAAGCAAGTCCTTCTGCTATAGCAGTCTTACCTACACCCGGATCTCCAACTAGAATCACGTTGTTTTTACTTCTACGTCCCATTGCAAGAGCAATATTTTCTAACTCGTCTATACGACCAATAACTGGATCAATCTTGCTTTTCTTTACTGCGTCATTTAAGTTTGTTGTAAATGCGTTTAATGCTTTGTTACTACCAGTATCTTGTTCTTCCACTTCGTCTTCTTCTAATGTATTGCTTAGGTAGTCTGCAAATTTGTCTTTATCAATGTCAGCTTGGGCTATATAAAAATTTGCCCAGCTACGTTTTTCACCCATCATGGCAAGGAACACATCTGTAGGTTCAATCCGCTGACGTCCGTTAAACAACACTTGCGTGAATGCACGATTTAAGATACGTTCAACTGATTGTGTTTTCTTAGGTTTAACTACAACATCTTGTACGGTAATTTCTGCACACTTATGCTCTAAGTACGATGCGAGATTCTTTTTAAGATCGTCTACATTAGTACCATAACCTTGGACACACTTACTAAATGACTCTTCGAGCAACATTGCAAACAACAAATGCTCAATCGTCAAATATTCATGATGTAGTTTTTTAGCAGTCTCTATTGCTTTTTCAAATACTGCTTGTAGGTTATCACTTGGTTCTACCATTTAGTTTCCTTTGTTTTTTCTGCGCCATCTTTAATTTTAAATCACTTACATATTCTGTAAATGTTACTCCGTCTAAGTGATCCAATTCATGTTGGAAACATCTAGCATCCAGGCCTTCAAGTTCTATTATACAGTCTTTGCCCGTGTTGTCAAGATATGCGGCAGTAATTTTATTATGTCTTTCAACTTTAAGCCAAAGATTTGGAAAACTTAAACAACCCTCTTCACCCNATATCTTATCGTTATCNCCGAACATGATCCACGGATTAAAACAACCTATTTCACGACCGTCTGTCAATTTCATAACAAANACTCTGTGTAATAGTCCAACTTGATTCCCAGCTAACCCAATTCCTCCACCGGAGTTCATAGTTTCTAGCATTTCACGTTCTACTGCCTCGGCATTGACATGTTGTTTGAAATCCCAACGTACTGCCTGTTGCTTTAGTATTGGATTAGGGTCTTTGATTAATTCGAACATCTAAATCTTTTAACTCTTGAATTAGCGCCGGATCAGTAATTGATGGCGTTCTAATGTTTATAAAAATTACAAATCGACCTTTNTTACCAGAATGNGGATTTGAAAACCCCTGTCCNAAACTAGCATACTCAGTACCTGACTCTACTCCTGCACGAACATCGATTGTTAACTCTTTACCTGTAATAAGATGTGCAGTTTTTTTACATCCAATCATAGCCTCGATTGGTGTAACGTGTATAGTAGTAATTAAATCGTCACCTTCTCTACGATAGTTTACATCGGGCAACACAACTACTGTTACGTTTAAGTTTCCTCTTGGAGCTCGAGGTTCACTNTCATCACCTAATCCGTTATATCGAATAGTTTCACCATGTGAAATACCNGGCGGTACATTAATGACTACAGTTTGTGGTCTACCGCTAGGCAAGTTATAATTAGCTTCTAACTGTTTACCTAAGTATGAGTCAAGTAGGGTAACTTGACATTGAATATTTAAATCTCGGTTTCGTCTAACACCACGTGCCTGTCCAAAGATATCACCAAACGGATGTCCTTGACCAAATGGATTTCCTCCACCAAATGCATCTCCAAAGTCGAATCCCCCGGTAGTGAAACGAACTTGTGGGCCACCGCCATACATGCGTTGTTGGTCGTATTCGGCTTTCTTTTGAGGATCACTTAGATTATCGTATGCCACGCTGATGTCTTTGAATTTGGCTTGATCGCCACCCTTATCCGGATGGTGTTTATTAGCCAAGCTTCTGTAGGCTTTTTTAATTTCGTCTGGGCCAGCGTTTTCGCCAATCCCTAATGTTTTGTAATAGTCCATAGTCGTAAAAACAGGTCTCAAGTAATATAGTAATTATACTATACTAGCAC